TACTAGCTTAAGAAGTAATTCTTTGATTTCACTCACTTCATTCTTTAAGTCTTCGAATTCCTGTTCTTTTTCTTTACGTAATTTCTTACGTTCTCTTGCGGCTTCAGTTTCAGTTTTATTTATATTTAACACTACACCCGTTAAAGTATCTTTTACAAGTCCAGGTGCGCCATCAACCTTCATAAAATTTGCCATTATACACTCAGTGCTATCATTCTTAAATCTTTAATTACAGGAATTCTGGCATTATTTGTTGTTCTAAATACAATTTTTAATTGTGTTTGAGTAAATGCTGGAATACTTCCTGATTGACCTCCGACAAGATAACGATATTCTCTGAATCGATTTCTATTTTCATCAGATGGATTATTTGTTTCTTCAGGTATCAATACCCAATTTTTATCGATTAACACTTCATCTCCAGCTGCAACCCTATAATATACTTGGAAATCAGAAGCCGAAGGTCTATTTGCTGATAAAATAACTTTCAATCCTACAGCGTCCTGAGCAAGAGTTACTGGTTTTGTAATATGTTTAGTAGGTGAGCTACCATTTGTCGCCGAAGTTTCATCGATATAATTCAGCGGGACATTAAATCCAGTTGAAGCAGAAGAATCTTGTCTATCAATTATATAATTAATGGCAGACATAGATACTCGTTGCATATCAATCATAGGACTTACATTTGAATCTACGGTGTTTAGATTAAGAACAACATCGAGAGATTTAATTCCAGATCCTAATTCAGATGTTTCAGAAGCGCTGTTAGCAATTAACTGAGGAGTGTCCGCTTGGTTATTTGAATTTAATGTTAAAATACTATAGTCTGCATCTTTTTGATAAGATGTTTCTGATCCTGCAAAAGATTTTCCAGTGGTAGTTTTAATGCCGGCAGTAAGCTGTGTACCATTAGGCCTTAAAGATGTAACATGTGGATATATAACAGAAAATGGAATGTTTTTAGTTGCTAGTACATTCTGTCCACCACCGCTTACTGAAGAATCAGCTGCAGAATCAGCTACAAATTGATATCCTGTATAGTCGACTGCAGTAATGGTTCTATCACCAACTAAGCTTGAATATGAAATACCTCCAATTCCTGCAGAATCTATACCACTAATATTAACTGTGTTTCCAATTTGTAATCCATGGTTATAGTGAGATACTGTGACAGTTGAGCTACTTCCAGTAGTTGAAATAGGATCGTTATTTAAAAGTCTTTTAGGTAGCGCAGCATTATGCAGCACTGCACTAGCAGATGTAAATCTAAATTTTGCGTGATAAAGCTTAAATGTTAAATCTTGATTTTGTGCAGCTGTAAAGGTAGCTGAATTTTGTGAATAAAATAAACTTCCTAATACAGGCTGTTTATCCACTCTTCTTTCAGTAGATCCTACTAAAAATTCATTTGTTTGAGCCACATATATTTTATAATCTATAGAATCTGCAGTTACTACGATAGCATAATCAGTTAGGCCTTTCAAAAAGATAGGTTCTGTAAATTCAAAAGATGTTGCGACTGTAGCATCTGTCGAAGTGTTTACTGAAGATCCAGGTATTACTACTTGAGATCCAGGAATTACTTGTTGAGAGGAAGGATAGCCATTAACCATTGGTCTTAGTTGCAACATAACAGGAAAACTGTTATCTTTTGCTGAAAAGTAAAGATCAATTTTTGTACAATAAATTCCACTTATCTCATCTACAAAAAAAGATTGAGCAATAGGTTGTTTATTGATTTTATATCCTTGCGAAGTGACTGCCATTTATGCCTCTACCTTCTGACTTTTGTTCCACTGTTCTTCATCTTGAATCCATTCCAAATAGTCATACTCATTATTGAGATCTTTTAAAAAAGTTTTTACATTTGATTCTGTATTTTCGAATCCGTGGTACTTCACGTACCTTTTTTGTAATCCTTCTTCACCTGTAACTGTATATATTAATTTACATTTTCTTTCATTTGCAATTTCAATTATTCTTTCAATACACATATTAATTGCTTTATGTGTCTGTTTTGGTGTAGCATTCTTATTTACTACGATCCATTCCATAAAACAAAAACTTGTACCTTCACCAATATATAATCCACCTGCACAAATTGGTTCATCATCTTCAACTATAACACCAAGTGGTGGTAAACATTCTATCGGCACAATTCCAAAATCCCAATCTTTCCACCACTTAACTAATGTGTCATAATCACTTTCTAAATTCCATAATCTAGTATTCAATTATTCAATACCCTTTCATTTTCTTTATCTGATAATTGAGATAATTCTCTCCAATTATCAAAGTATTTATCACCAAGAGTTTCGAGTTTTTCCTTTTCACTGATTTCGAAGTAGTCAGTAAATGTGACATCCTCGATGAGAAGTCTACGATTTTCCGTACCGAAGTTGTATACCACAACTGTTTCGTCGTGTTCTGGAATTCCATGGAAGGAATCTTTGACCCGCGTCCAACGACCTTGCTCGTAGACCATATGTGATCCAGAAACCTTGATTCCTTTGTAGTCGTATAGGTCTTCAACAAGGAATGAACCTTTGGCAAATACAAATCCGCCAAGAGCAACATTTTCACCAAGTTCAATTGTTTCAATTGATTTCTTGGTACCATCAGCCATTGTAACGAGTGTGCCAGCCAAGAAGCAACCGCTTGAACCGCCATCACCAGCACCATAATCTTTTTCCGGAAAGTCATTAATAGCATCTTTGTAAGCATCTGATAAATTACTGGAAAACTTACCACCACCCACATGTGTGTAATCGTTGATAATAGTGCCACCACCAGTTACCATGTTACCACCATCGCCACCACCACCATTATTGTAGTAGATTTTTTTATTCTGTACATTTTTAACACCTTCAACAGTAAGAACTCGAGTTGATAGATATTCTTTCTGATATGTATCTAGCCATCCCTTCGCTGAATATGGCGCTCGAGCAATTGAAAGTGCATCATCTTCATTATCTACACTAATATCTAAAATTTTAAACTGCTTTGTACCAGATCTAAATCTGACAGATCCAGTGTTCGGAATAAAGAATGTGCCAGAAACTTCCCCATTTGCATCAGTTTCAAGAGTGGTGCTACCATCAGGGTGCTCAGTTATATTTTTATAAAGATTACCATAATCAGAAGTATCATCAGAATAATATGCAAATGATTCCGATCTTACCCAATTTGCTACATTTACTCCATCAAAAAATGCAAATACCTTTGAATTGGGTCTTAATCCTTGGGCTTTAAAGTAAATCTTTCGTGATCTAATAAACGGAATTACAGCCACATTAATGACTCTATCTGCAATTAGTTCTTCCACAATTTCATCAGAAACTACTTTATTTACATTTGTAATAATTTGAGATGAATTAGATGTAGTTTGTGCATTTGTTGTACTACCTACTTGTAGACTTTCAAGTGGAATTCCACCCCAATTCCAAGACCAGTTATCCCACATATACGCTTGTGTAGTATCTAGTCTTTGTCCACCATCAACCGTTTTAGCCGCTACTCTTTCAGTGTCTCTCCATTCATCAGAAGCGGGTGATAGCGTTACTATACCTTCATGAATCACAACCGCAAATGGATTAATCTGAACTGAGTTACTTGCTAAAGTTTGATTGATATATGTATTTTCATCATATTTAATGTAAATATTATCACCCTTCTTAATAGTGTTCGTAGAAGAAGCTGAATCATATAAAAGCTTAATGTTGTCTTCGAAGAATACAGGCCTCAGTTGTTGTCTCAATGGATCAATAGATGCACTATAACTAGCAGACTTTGTGTCAGATAGAACCTGAGTTGAGAAGTTATCAACAAAAAATCCAGCTTTAGTTCTGTTAACACCAGCAGAATCAAGTACTTCAAAATTCTTTGTATCAATTTCAAGCATACTGAGTGACGTAAGCTCTTCAAGTTTATCAACTCGTTTTTCAAGCTTACTAATATCGCTCATAGTATATCTTTTATGCTCAATCTTCTGCATAATAACATCTGAATCATTTAGAGTATTTCCTCCAAGATAGATGTTATATAACCCTAATGTTTGGTCAGGAGCTTCAGGAATTATTGGAACAAATCCATCAGTACCTTCAACAAACTTAAGACTACCTTCAGTGTCAATAACTAATTTACCAGCACGAGGAAGATAATAACTAGCATCAAATTGAATTAGATCGGTTGGCTGAGGCAATTCATGGATCCGAGCGCCTGTAGCACTATTCGAATATGCTTCATCTGAATCCTGTACTGATCTAAAATCAAGAGCATCTCTTAAAGCAATAATTGTGCCATTATTGAGTGTATGATTAGGAATTTGATTATAAGTAACTTGCCCTGTATACGAATTTACAGCAAAGAAATCACCAGAAGTACCGTGAGTGAAATATCTATACTTTACATGTATATTTCCAGATGGAGCTGAGCTTCCGCCTTTCAATACAAGTCTTCCTAGCGCATAGAAGTTATCTCTTTGACCATTATCAAGTGAAAATCTATTTTCATAGCTTTGACTACTATCTGAAGCATTAATAACTTCTGTAAGATCAAAAATATCAGCTTTCTTAAGAGGAACAAATACTACACCGTTTCCATCTGAATCAATAGTAGTTGTAATTGATTCAGAAGTAAGTGTTTTTGTTCTTATTGTCGCAGAAGCTTTATTTACATAACCTAGAATTTCCATATTAGATGAGCTAGCTGGCAAACCACTAATAGTTGCTGATGCAGTACCTGCTCCAGTTACACTTACTGATCCTTCAAATACATCGCTATCTGCATTCGCAAATATCCAGTCACCAGTATTTGTAAAAGTTTCACCAGTTGCAGATAATGAGATACTCGCTTCTCCACTTGCATTAGTAGTAGTTAAAAATCTTCTTTGTGCTGCATAAGATATATCACTGATAGTCTGAGGTCTTATACTTGGAAGAGTAAAAAGTAGATTATTAATAGATGGTTCCTTTAGAACCGCTTTACTACTTTCTAAAACGGGATTAAAATAGTTTGAAGAACTAGTTCCTACACTTTTAACATTTCGAAACGCCTGACCAGAATTCATTTTAATATCAAACAGATGATATCGATAGTTTGATCCGTCCTCAGTGACGCCCCTTATTCTAGCAGTGCCAATAGTAGATCCACCGTAATCAACACTACTACGCAAATTCATTTTTTCAAAGGTGTTAATATTCGGAAGTCCTTTTGTATTTGCTGTGGGATTAACAATAAGATAGTTACCAAAGTTAGCTGCAACAACTTCATTGTTTTTAGTTAAAGTAGAAAGGGCTTTATCAATACGAATATTTGTTGAAAAATATCTTTCTGCTCTATAACCTTCAACAACAGCAACGCCATCGCTTACTTGAAGTTGTAAGTGAGATGCGGAAGAATCTGTATCAAATTTTACAGTAAAAGGCTTTACTATGTAATTACCGGAGTTTTCGAATATTCTTTGTGCTGTTACTTTATTAGGAATATCATAAGCATCAGTATCAGGATTAGATGCGTAAATCACGCCCTTTTGAATAGTAGCAACATGTACAAAATTTTCATCTGAATCTATATCATCTCTTGTGGCAATTAAAAGTCTAATTCTGTATCTATCAGCACCGGGTGCTGATAGATTGGGAGATGCACCTTGATTATCATATAGTCCTATATCATCAGCAGTTGTTACTACTTCTTCTAATACTTTAAATCCAACATCAACATTTGGAGCATCAGAATATTTAGAAATAATTTTTGATTGATTTTCTGTAAATACAAAATGGCCTTGAGTATAGTAGATACCAGAAGCGATAGAAAATCTAGAGCCAGTACCTACTGCTCTATTAGCAACTGTATTTGTCGTTTGTACTGTAAGAGTTGTAGAACCGTTATCAATGTTCTCACCTGCTTGCATGCGAATCGGCGTTGCCGTTGACGCGATTGATGCTGATGTACTTGTATACTGAACATAAAGAGTCGCAGGATCAGAACCAGATGCCTCAACGACTTCAATAATTTTAGCAACAACACCTGATGTTTGCCCTGTAAATGATGTTCCTACAAGAGCAGCTGTGTTGGATGGTAAAGAATTTGTTGATGTATTTAATTTAATAAATTCATATTTCTGATTAAGATTTACTCCGCCGGGCTTAACTACTGCACCTTCTTTAAAGATATTATTACCAAATCTTTCGATCTGCTTTTGCAAGATAGTTTGCATCTGTGTAAGCTCACGAGCTTGCAGAGTTTTGCCACTATTAAACAGAATTCGATGGTAACCATCACTATCGAGGAAATCATCCTTGTAGGTATTTGAAAAGGTTGCGCTAGTAAGTGTTGTCGCCATTTGTTTTTACCTTACAGTGTAATAATAACTTTAATATCTTCAGTCTGATCAGCAGTTCTTGCAACAGCAGCTCTGTTTTCCAGGTACAGAAGTTCACCACTAAATCTATTTACATCATCGTCATAGAACGCATCCGAGTCAGCATCAACACCAGCTGATACAAGAGTTCCGGTAGAACCACCACCAGTGATAGGTTCACCTTCATTGAATGCCGCAAATCCAGTTGTCTCTGACTGATGAGCATATAACTTATCACTATCTATATCGTCGATAACTGCCTGAGCACCAGAGTTTGAACCAGTAATCGTTACATCTCTCGAGAACGTAGCAGCATCTGCGGGTGATGTGAGAAGCAAGTATCTCAATACTTTACCAGTTGATGCAGTATAATCTGAATCGGGTGTATCATTATCTTTCGGATTTTTAATCAGACCAACTTGACGATAGTCTTGGTCATTGACGATCCAGTCTCCGCCTTCAGCACCAGAAGGTTTCACATTGAACATAAGTGAAGAAGAACGAAGATCTTTAATTGCATTATAACCCATACCAGAGTCAGGACCAATAATAACTCGTGTTTCTACACCAGATCCACCACCACCGGTGAGTGTAATATCTGCATAATCATAGCTATGACCCATTGTCATACCAGAGTCTGCACTTGAATCCATTTCAATCTTTACAACAGAACCACCTGATACAAATGCAGTAGCTGCAGCTCCTGTGCCATTACCACGAATATTAATTGTAGGAGTAGATGTAAATCCTGTACCACCATTTGTTACGACAATGCCGAGGATCTGTCCTTTTGATGCAGCTTCTTGCACAGCTGCCTGTTGCGCTTGTATAGCATTAATAGATGGTGAACCAGATGAATCTGTAATAAATTGAACTGGTAAGAAGTTAGCAGAAAGAAACTTACTTGATGTTGCACCAGAAAGACCGTACATGTATTTCCATACATAGCCATCAGAGGTTCTAAATGGTTTTACCTTTGAACCAGTTGGTTTGACAGTAGATGCAACTGCAACACCAGCGGCAGTACGTCCTTGTTTTAAACATGCATAAACCTGGTTATCTTCTGTTAATACATAATATGCATTCGATGGAGTACCAGAAAGATCATCATCCCATGCATTGTATACTGTACCAGTTGACCAATTATAACGTGGAATAACATAAGAAACATCGGCGACACTCTTAACTGACTGCATTGACAGACGGAAATTACGCTCGCTTCTTAAGCTATTAGTTGGATCGACAACTGTATCAGCACTATCCCATTGCTCAGAACGACCGACACCGACATAATACCGGTCAGTAGCATTTGTGATCTCATCATATACTGTATCGAGTAATTGTTTTTTCAATCTATTTGTTACAATTGCAGCCATTTGAGTTTCCTATTAGGTAATTGTAATGTATGTGTCAGCAGAGTCAGCACCACCGATCATATACCAATCGTTTCCTGACCAAATAATTTGTGCCGCACCGTATTGTGCGATCGAGAATGAAGTTCCTTGCGCAAAGCTCGTTGGAGTAACAGTCGCTAAACCGGTGTTTTGGTTAATCATAACCTTCATTTCACCAGTTACTGTACCATCTGCAAGAGTTGCGGCTAATCCGGTTGACTTACTAAAGATAATAAATGATCTAGAAGTACTGACAGCACCGTCTGCAGTCTGTACAACATGATTCAGTGCCATCTTATCAGGTCTAACAGCACCGGTACCTTTAGCTGAAAAATTCAGATTAACATTAGTATCTGTACCAGTTGCAGAAATAGTAGGTCCAGAAGCAGCCGCAGCATTTGCAATAGTAATTTCATTGACAGCTGAACTCGTTGCTGTCAGTTTAATAATCTCTGCACCATTAGCGTCATTAATAAGAGTGCCGATCGTCGGTGAGTTGATCGTAGGGGTCGTGAGTGTTTTATTCGTAAGTGTAGACGTCGAAGTATTTGTAACAAACGTATCACTATCAGATAGAGAAGGAATATTTAAATTGATAGTCTTTGTCATCGTAGCCGCATCAGTTGGCACGATTGCATAAAAATATGTGGCACCTGCTGAGTCATAAATATCAGGGTGGATCAATTTAGGATCCTGAAGAGTCTTATTCTTCAGAGTCTGTGTATCACTATCAACGACGAGTTCACCAGTATAGTTGGGAATTGTCACCACACGATCGGCTGTGGGATCTTCTACTAC